ATGGTTAACTCACCTTCGTTGTTTGCTAACGCCTTAAACGCCCAAAACTTTTTCTTTGCGGTGACTTTTTTAGCTTTTCTTGACATTTCATCACCTCCTTTCAAGGCATAATAAAAGCACCGTTCTAGGCGCTTTTCTCTGTAATCATTTTATAAATTGCATCCGTCATAGCTTTGGTCTGGCTGACTTGGTCAATCTTTCCAGCCTCACCCATATTAAGAGGGTGCATATAAATGTCCCCGTTTAGTATTGCAGGCATGTTTTCCAACTTCCGAATATCGTTGACGCTTAACCATCCCCATTGTCTACCCGTGGCATAGGCTGTGGCCCGACTTACTGCGTCGCCACGAAGCAATGCAGCCATGTTAAACTCCACATAATAACCGGCTAGTCTTTCCTTGTCGGTGAGTAATTGCATGTTTATGTTTTCTTCCCACCGCTTGAATATTGGGAGCATGGTATACATAACGAATTCAAGGCTCTGTTGCTCGATGTTGTTATTGGTCGAGTGTCCTAAGAGCTGGATGAGATGCTGCGGTACCCGGTAAATTCGGCAGATATCTTCGGCTTGGAATGACTTGCTCTCCAACAGTTGAGCGTCCACAGGGTTTATCGTATGAGGGTTAAATTTCAAGCCACCTTCTAATAGCATCGGGGTACCTGTTCGTCCGAGGCCTGTATAGTTTTGCTTTAGCTCTGCCTTGAGCCGGTTAAATGATTCCTCACTAAGGGCGTCGGGAGATTCAAATGATCCGCTTGGATTAGCACCATTCTTGTAAAAGTTAACTCCAAACTGTTCGTATGAAAGGCCTAACCGGATTGCCGAGGACGCGTAGGCGATTGGAGAAAGTCCGATGATTCCATCAAAACTTAGATTTGGCACGTGGAATACTTCAGTTCTTTGTAGGGTCTTTTGCCCTGTTCCCGATCCAACTACATAGATGAGTTTCTTTGTCTCGGTATCCCTTTTAATTTCCACCAAAGAATGCTGATATGGGTAAAGCCCAACTAGCTCCTTCTTTTTGTTTACAAGCCTCTCACATACTGCATTACCTCCCAAGTTGAGCGATGTCATACAGGCTTCCTTGAAATTAAATGGCGACATCTCATCGTTTGGTTTGTTGTGGAGAATATCATAGATTGCAAGATCATTAACCGCTTCACGTTCACCGCTCTTAAGATCCTTCCGGTATAACACTGCCGGCATGCAAGCGAATGTTTCGGCAAGGACTTTATTACATGCGAAGACAGCGCTGTATTTCATTGCTGTACTAGGATCAATAATCCCACCCATAGTAGAATCATCCAGATCAGCGCCACTCATGAACCGCTTAATGTAATCATCCATGTTGTTTTGGAAAAGAAACTTCACTCTATTTATGAGCTTAATTACCCTCACCCCCTTTCTATAGCAGCGACCTCATGCCACGCTTCTCATAGACGCTTTCTTGCCCGGATTCATTCAACAGTGCCCGAACCATTGCATTTATAATAGCTGCTAACGGGTCAATCCTTTGGCTATCGTCCTTGTGCTTTTTACTTAATTTAATATTTCCATTGCTGTCCTGTACTTCAATTGCGTTCGACAAAGCCCATGTTAGTAAGGGGTTTCCATTGTGGACAATCTTCCCTTGAAGAATCAACTCTCTAAACTTCTTGGTCGGCTCTGATAACGTCTGCACTCCCTGCCGGATCTCTACCCTTAAATAACCCTCAGCCTCAAGTTCTTGCGTAAAGTGGGTGGCATTGTATGGGTCATAGTCAACTTCCCTGATCTCCCATCCTTCGTCAGCCTCCATTTTCTTCATGTGGGCTTTGATAAAGTTGTAATCAGTAACTTCTCCATCAGTGAGAGTACAAAATCCTTGCTCTGCCCAGTATTTATATGGCACTCTGTCGCTGTGTTCGTGCTGTGTTGACCTATCAATAGGCATAAATCCGTGAGCATCCACCGCATATCTGCCATCATCAAGAGGAAAAACAAATCCATCTGCGGTTAAGTCCGTTGTTTTAGCAAGGTCAAGGCCCTCATAGCATTCACGGCCTCGTACTAAATCAAGGAACTGCTTGGGTGTTACCATAAGGGCTTTCCATTTATCCATGCAACCGGTCATGTATTTGTTCTCGCTGTCTGACTGCCAGCGATCCATCCTCTTAACAAGAAACTCTCTGATTTTGCTAGGGTTGCCGGATTGATAGGCTGTGTCATACTCTGCTTTTATCTGCTCAAGTAAACCCTTTGAATACCTGTTTGGATATCTCAATATTGGGTTTGCCTTAGGCCAGCAATCCATATTATGAGGATCGTCAATGTCGTCTATCTCTCGGATCATAATAAAAAAGCTCTCGTCATTAACAATCTTGTCGAGAACTTTCTTGGCGTAATCTTCTTCACTTTTACAGGGTTTATTTTCGGCATCCGTTCCAGCCGTTGTGATGATATCGAGTAATGATTGTGTCCGTTTACCAAATCCAGAATAGCCAATATCGTATATTTCAGAGGTTGGATGAGCGTGATACTCATCAATCTCATAGTAGCAAGGAGCCCCACCGTCTTTGTTCTTGGTGTCTTTAGACAGCGGCCGCATGAATCCACCACGTGTCTTGTGCTGTACGATTGTTTTCTTAACGATCATTCTCTTTAAGATGTCTGGTGATGCCGTCGCCATGTTGCAAGCGTCTTGCCATACCCTCTTCGCTTGCCCTCTGTCTACTGCAGCACACTCAACCTCTGGAGACATTTCATACTGCGCTAGCTCAGGTCTTCCTGGTGGGTAAACTGCATCGGCAGACATATGATAGAGGCTCTTACCACTTACCTCTGTTGACTTGACGTTACCCCTCGCTCTTTTGTGATATGCCTTCCTGAACTTACGAATGCCGGTGTCCATATGAACCCATCCATATAGGCATCCTTGATCAAACTCTTGCCAAGGTTGTAAGGTTATTGGCTGACCCTGAAATACTCCACGGACATGGTGACAAAGTCCAAACCATTGAAAGATCCTATCTGCTCTGGTTTCATCGAACACCCAAGGGAATGATTCTGTTCCTTGTTTTTGTAGATCGTCAAGGTGTCTTTGACAGGCCAGTATTTCCCACTTGCAACACTTGTCCTTCAGGGATGTAGTCGTGGCATCGATGGCGTATTGTGTTGTTGGGTGCATTTTTAATCACCAAACATTCCAGCGTTCGGATCTTCCTGTTCCGCTTTCTCTTTTTTAGGGATATTCTTGACCTTTGCTAATGGATTGAGAAAAGATCGATCCTCCATTTTTATGAGAAGATCGACCTTCTTGTTTATGGCTGTTTCTAATCTCAGGATGGCGTCTGTCGAAATCATGTCTAGTAATTGTTTTTGAACCCTGCTGTCAAAACGTTCTTCACCCTGTATATAATCTTCTACTTCGTCGGGATCTTCGCTTATGCTGTTGATCCTTTTCTTTCGCTTTAGCAATTCGATATACTCGGCATGTGCCATGCAATATCTACCGAGAAATCCAACGTCACCGGAAGAAACAAAGTCCACGTCCTTGTAGATTTTAATAATTTCCTTCCAGCGTTTATAGGCATTGATGTCACTCTTGACATAGTCGGGACATCTTAATGCTTTAGTTCCTGTTTTTATTTCAGCCGCTGTTCTACGTTCGATAACCTCTTTGGACAAGTGGTGGCTGCGGCCATTTGCCAAGATTAAGGCTATCGGTTGTCCATTTCTGCCTCCCATGGCCACCACTCCTTCCCTAAATGTTTCAAAAACGGATATTTTCACACAGATGAGGGACCAACGACTTGGAAACCAAAAGGTTGCAAGGAATTACACCCCCCTATGGGGTCATCTCACCTTAGGTATCCTCGAATGGCACCTATTGCACAATGATATTAGGTTACTTAGTACTAATCGAAGTGACCAGTTATTTTTGATGGAAACGTGATGGTGAACCATTTCGGCTAATGTTACCTTGTCATCCCTTAGACAATGCTGACACAACCCATGGTCCCTGCTCAGTGCCCTAGCCCTGGTCTTCAACCATAGTGTTGAGGTGTAGAATAATTGTTCTCTCTTGTCTGTTCTGTTTCTCTTGTACTCTGAGTGATCGCTCGTCGTGTGCATGTGATCTTCGCAGTATCCCTTTACATCCCTGGTCAACTGAGGGCAACCTATGTGCTTGCATGTTCGAAGCGCTCTTAGTGGCATTAGTCTGGCTTCTTCTTCATGCAGTTAGCGCAAACCTCATAAGGCTTACCTGTGAGTTCATTGTATAGTGTGACCCACTCATGCGGCTCAGGTGCTTTATGATATTCTGGTGATTTATTCAATGTAGTACCGCACTTATCACACCCGTCACACCTCCTTGGCCCCGTGCTTCCCCATGACTCTGATTCTCCACATTTGCATCTGTAATATTGCATTGTTGATCTCTCCTATCCTCTCGCTCATGATCGTACTCCCTCCCATGAACCTTCAATGGACATGCTGAATAGCATGTATCAAGAGCGCTCTCAAACTTACGGATGTTGAAGGAGATGAAATATATGATTTTAGGCGCATTAATAGTTATTATTATTTTATTGTTAATCATCATCAGGGAACTCTGGAGACTCCTCAAACACTGCAAACCTCACAAATGCTGCTAGGCTTATCCCGTGAAAGTTTAGGCCTAGGCAGAAATACCTAGGCTTTCTTTAACCTTTACATTGGTCCTGATAATCCTCGATTACTCCGCATCATCATGTCCAACGCCTTAAACTTGGCTGTATCCTCATACTTAATTTTAGGTGGAGGTTTAGCCGTTCCCCTTTGCTTTGGATTCTGTCTCTTAGCCATGTTCTTCCTCCTATTGCGCATAAGAAGAGAGCCCCTAAATGGGGCTCTCTAGTCATTTATTAGCTTATCAACTATCGAATCAACTGAATTCACAGTCAGTATCTCCGCTTGTTTCTCAAGAACTGCACCTTCGATGATCATTATTTCATCTACAGAAAACTTACTAAGATCAATTCCTTTATACATCAACTCAGCCCCGGTTATGAACATTTGTGTTGCATTGGTTAATTCGGTGTGCTCGTGTTGTACCTTGTTAGGTGGGTTAACTGCCAATAAATCTAATTTGCATTTCTTATAATTATTTATCAAATTCAGAAGCTCTAAATGGCTTTTTCTTAGTTCTTCAATACTCATTACTTATTGGCATACGATTATTTGATATCTCGCATATTCTCTCGCCTATACCCTTTATCTTCTGAGCATATAGGATATAATCTCGTTTCATTGTTACACCTCCCTTCTGCCTCACACTTCGACAAAAGGAAAGATATTCCTGCATTGGGCATAAGAAAAGACATCCCTGTATTTCAGAGTGCCCTACTTACATAGTCCTAGTTCTCGCTTCATAAGTTCAGCCATATTCAAGGCGTTTCGCCTTATTTCATTCTCATACAACGGACCATAG